CTAAGGCGATGGATTGCCAGTATGTCTTCCTAGACCACATTTCAATCGTTGTCAGTGCTCAGTCAAACGGCGATGAGCGCAAGGCTATTGACGAGATCATGACCAAGCTTCGTATGCTGGTGCAGGAGACTGGCATTAGCCTGTTCTGTGTGTCACACCTGAAGCGCCCAGAAAGCAAAGGTCACGAGGAAGGTGCAGCAACGTCTCTAGCGCAGCTACGAGGCTCTGGCTCTATTGCACAGCTTTCTGACATGGTGTTGGGCTTGGAACGTAACGGGCAGGCAGAAGACGCTGATACACGCAACACAACGCATGTACGGGTATTGAAGAACCGATTCAGCGGCACTACAGGGCCAGCGTGTAAATTGCTTTACAGCCACGAAACAGGTAGAATGATAGAGACGCACGAAGTAGAGGATGAAGCGCTATGATAGAGATGAAAGTACCTGACGAAGTGTTTTTGAAGGCACGAGAGATGGCGGCAGAGATGGGACATATTCGCAATAGTATTACACGAGGTAGCGGCAACCTAGCTGGATTTATTGGCGAGCTTATGATGCTAGACTACTTAAACGCTGAGCATAAAAGCACCAAAGACTATGACTTAGTGCTTCCCGATGGCCTCAAGGTAGACGTAAAGACCAAACGGACTACTGTTAAGCCTAAGCCTTTTTATGATTGCTCAGTAGCCAAGCTGAGCCTTCACCAAGAGAACGATGCCTACGCATTTATGCGAGTACATAACGACTATTCACTATGTTGGTTCTTAGGCTTGATAGACCATGACCGCTACTTTGAGATTGCGCGCTTCTTGAAGAAGGGCGAAGTTGACCCTTCAAACAACTTTACTGTAAAATCAGATTGCTACAATGTTTCTATAGAAGAGGTTTGGAATGAAGACATTAGTTCTCGATATAGAGACAAACCTAAAGCATGACCAAATCTGGCTTTTGGTCACAAAAGACTTAGCTACGGGAGAGGTGACATGTTACAGAGAACCTTCAAAGGAGTTGCGCAATACGATTCAGCGTGCCGACACAATCATCGGACACAACTTAATCGGTTTCGACGCACCAGTGCTAAGGAAGTGCTGGAACATTGGGATACGGAAGAGTCAGGCTACGGATACTTTGACACTATCCCGACTACTGAACCCATCCATAGAGGGCGGCCACAGCTTAAAGGCATGGGGAAGAAGGCTTAGCAACGACAAGATAGATTTTGAAGTTGAAGACTTTGATGCAGGCTGGACTCAGGAGATGCAAGACTACTGCATCCAAGACGTAGAGCTGACGGCTGACCTGTACAATCACCTGTGCAGTGAGTTCACAAGCTGGATCAATGAAGGCAAACAATCAAGAGAGCTAGAACATGAAATTCAAGCAATATGTAGCAGAATGGAAAGAACAGGCTTCAAGCTGGATCTACATCAGGCATCTGCTTTTCAGATGTCGCTTAGCGATCGTATGCATGGGATTGAGACTTCATTGCAGCAGACTTTCCCGCCTATTATTGAACAGCGATGGTCTGCGAAGACTGGTAAAAGGCTGAAGGACAAAATACATGTGTTCAATCCAGCTAGCCGTAAGCAGATTGCAGAGCGACTAGAGGACATTGGTGTTAAGTTCAAAAAGCACACGGAGAAAGGTAATGTTATTATTGATGACAAAGTTCTATCAGAAATTGACAAGCCTGAAGCAAAGCTTCTTGCAGAGTATTTCCTGCTACAGAAGCGACTTGGTCTCGTTAATTCTTGGCTGTCTAGTGTTGATGATGACGGTAGAGTGCATGGCCGTGTAATTACCAATGGGGCTGTCACCGGACGTATGACGCACCAAAGCCCCAACATGGCACAGATACCATCGGTAAACAGCCCGTATGGTGATGTGTGTCGTGAAATGTGGACAGTGGATGAGGGGCGTAGACTCGTAGGTGCAGACTTGTCCGGTATTGAGCTACGTTGCCTCGCCCACTACATGCAAGATGACGCATATACAAAGGAAATTCTTGATGGAGACATCCACACCAAAAACCAACACGCCGCAGGACTTGAAACGAGAGCGCAGGCTAAGACGTTCATTTACGCTACGCTCTATGGTGGAGGGCCAGCCAAGATTGGTGCTATTGTCGGTGGGGGAGCACAAGCAGGTCAGAGACTGATTGACAACTTCATGGAGAATACGCCAAAGCTAGCTAAGCTACTAATCAAGGTGAAGAAGCTACACAACAAGTACGGCTACCTCACTGGCTTGGATAACAGGCGTGTGATGACTCGCAGTGACCACAGTTCTCTTAACACTCTTTTACAAAGTTGTGCCGCCATTATTGCAAAACAGTGGTGTGTTACACTACACGAGAAGATAAAGATGCACAGGCTAGACGCTAAGTTGGTAGCCTTTGTACATGACGAATTACAATTTGATTGTGCCACAAAAGATGCAGAAAAAGTTGGACAACTGGCTGTTGAATCTGCTAAAGAAGCTGGTACAATATTAGGATTCCGTGTACCTGTAGACGCAGAGTACAGTGTCGGAATGAACTGGAAAGAAACTCACTAGGAGATATTGAGTATGGCCAAAGCAGTTAAAATCAAAGCCGACATCATGTGGGCAAACCTTCAGACACCTAACGAGATGTCTGGTAAGTATCAGGTAAACCTAGCCAACCTATCACCTGCCGCTGTAGGTGCTTTGGAAGACATGGGCTTGTCTGTATCAAGCAAAGAAGGACAGGGATTCTATATCACCTGTAAGAGTCAGAACCCCATCCGAGCGTATGACAGTGACGGTAACGACCTGTCAAACATTCTGATTGGCAACGGCTCAGAAGCTATCGCAACGGTGAGCTTCTATGACTGGGAGTGGAAGAACAAGGCTGGTCGTAGCCCTTCCCTGAAACGCCTAGTAGTCACAAACCTAGAAGTCTATGGTGAAGACGCTGATGAAGAAGCGTTAGAAGTGGACGACGAAATCTTGTGATTGGTCTCGTAGATAGCGACATTCTTTGCTATCGTGTTGGCTTCGCCTCTAATGATGAGGCGGAGTCAATGGCTCTACAAACTATGGACGGCAGTATTTCTGACTTAATGATGGAAGAAGGCGTTCTAGATGTAATGAGCTTTGAGTTCTACCTAACTGGTAAAACTAACTTCCGTAACGATATCGCCGTCACCCGTCCCTACAAAGGCAATCGCAAGTCAGAAAAACCTGTTCATCTGCAGGCTCTGCGTGATTACCTAGTGGACGAGTACGGCGCTGTTGTTAGTGAAGGCAATGAAGCTGACGATATGATGGCTATCCGACAAACTGAACTAGGTGACGACTCCATCATCATTTCCTTGGACAAAGACTTGGACATGGTGAAGGGCTGGCACTACAACTTTGTAAAGCATGAGAAGTATTACATCACTGCTGAGCAGGGTCAGTTAAAGTTCTACACTCAAATCCTTACAGGCGACAAGGTAGACAACATCCAAGGCGTGCACCGCTGTGGCCCTAAGAAGGCTGAAAAGATTCTACAAGACTGTGAGACTGAGTTGGACATGTGGGAGGCTGTTGTAGAAGCTCATGGAAGCGAAGAACGTGCTCTTGAGGATGCTAGGTTGTTATGGATGCAGACTAAGGAGGGCGAGCTTTGGCTACCACCAAACCAAAGAGGGGAGTGAAGTGCAGAGCTGGGAATACTTGGACAGAAGCTAGGTATTTCCAGTTCATACGCACAGCACTGCGTGGGGCTTGGACACGCTACCCAGTTAAACATCAAGTGTTAAGGAAGGCAGGCAAGCCCGTCACTGGTAAACGTCACAAGACTGAGTACAAGTGTAACGAATGTGAACAGTGGTTCATGGGCAAGGAAGTTCAGGTAGACCACATCACACCTGCTGGGTCATTAAAGGAGTATTCTGACCTGCCTAGTTTTGTAGAGAAGCTATTTTGCGAGGCAGACAATCTGCAAGTTCTTTGCAAGGACTGCCATAAGAAGAAGACTGATGCAGAAAGGAAGAAGAAATGTTGACCATTATTGATGTGTGCGATAGGCTCAAGCACATTGACGAGGTGAGTCTGTTGGAAGTATTAGACATCGCCTCTGAGGATATTGTAGATCGCTTTGTAGACAAGGTTGAAGAGAACTACGAACACTTAGCTGAGGAATTGGCAGATGAAGACTATGATGACGACGAGCCAGAAGATGAATTTTTTGAATGAACTGCGTGAAGACATCAAACGTGAACAGGAGCTAGAAGAAATGTTCAACGACCCTATACTAGACCCTGAGCAGGGTGTTAGTGATCGTGACCCCTACGACCCAGTAAGCAAGCCAGCACACTATGTAAAGAATGGACTAGAGTCTATTGATGTCATTGAAGCGTTTGTACCAGACCCCTACAGCTTCTACATGGGTAACGTACTGAAATACGTACAACGTCACCTAGACAAGAACAAGGTGCAGGACTTAGAGAAGGCTCAGTGGTACTTGGACAAGATGATTGAGGATTGGAATGATTAACGAAATACTAATTAACGATATTCGGCACTGGGGCTTTGACAAAGGCATTCTAGGCCACGAACCAACACAGAAAGCAAAACGAGCACAGGCACTAAAGACTGTAGAAGAAGTGCAGGAGTTGCTGGAAGCAATTGATTCAGATGATCGTGATGCCGCCCGTGACGCAATCGGTGACATCATTGTGACATTGATTATGCAGGCTGAGTTGTGGGAAACAGGTATTGGTAGCTGTTTGTATGATGCCTACCAAGAGATCAAAGGACGTACAGGTAAGATGGTAGATGGTCAGTTTGTAAAGGATACAGCATGAACTACAACGGTATTCAGATTGACAAGAAACGTAATGAAGATTTCAGTGAGCAGGCTCTAACGCTACTGAAGGACTACTACTGCTTAGAAGGTGAAGACCCACAAGAGGCTTTTGCACGTGCGGCGCTAGCCTACTGCGAAGGAGACTTAGATTTTGCACAACGTATATATGATTATGCTTCTAATCGTTGGTTCATGTTTGCCTCCCCTGTTCTTAGTAATGCACCACGAATGGGAGAACCGGCCAAAGGACTACCGAT